TGATACCCGACATTATCTTGGAGAAATAAATATGTTTCGTTCAGTAGATTTGCAAGTTACATCATCAAAAATTCTGATTAACTCTAGCGCACTTCAACGTGTACGTGAGCTGACAGACATTTGGTTCCTAAACAAGTTTGACGTCGTATTTAACGTCAGCGCTAAGTTCGATGTTTCGAGCTATAACGCGGCAGTAAACGAATTAGAGATCCAGTATTTCGGAAAGCGCAATTCTTTCCAAGCGTATTTGATTTCTGACGGTAACACGATGGACTGGTTAAGACATTTCTACGGTGAAACAGACGAGGACACCTTTCACGGGGTGGTGCTCAATCTCTTCCTGAAATTTGTCGAGCTAGTTCACAAAGAGGAGGTTTACGCTTTAGAAGACCGTTTACATATCAGAAGGCCAACAGTTTTATCAAATCCAAAACGTGCAGCCAGCCTGCAGAAGTATTATTCGTGGCTAGCTAGTACGGCCGACACCGCCTATCCTATTAGCCCTGCGGATGATAACTTTCCTTTCATTCACTACGATGTGTTGAAATCAGTTTCAGGCCATCCTATGAACACCTCGAACGATGATTTCAGCTCCGTCAATTAGGAGCTTTTATGATTATTTATTTAACGGAACAACAGGCCAGCGAGCTTAGGCTCGAACTGTACCCTGAGGTAGTTAGATCCTGCTTTTATCTTGGATTTAACTATTCATTCACTCACAAGCTTGTCAACGATCCAACGAGAGTTGCAGAGCGTACGTCTGTCGTAGACATGGCGCGTTCTTTAGGCATGAGCGGCGATTATGTGTTAGCTGTTCGACTACCTGGCGAAAGTAAAGATTCTACAGATATAAGGAGCTTACCTGATGATAATCATTAAATTGGTTGACGACCATGGCCGGTCCGACAACTTTATTACGTTATTGCAAATCAGTCACCTCGAAGCTGATGACGCACTAATAGATTCGCTGCCTTCTGCAGTCGTGGGCAGTTACGAAATAGGCGTCTTAATTGACGACCTGCGCAGGATCAACATCGGTAGATTCTGTGTAATGCTACATCTTCCAGCTCTTAGAGCTATTAACATTATTAATAAGGACTACACCATGAACATTTTTGATGGCTTGACCGAGAAGGTCGATCGCAGTGAAGACAACAAACTGCCTGAACGCTTAATCGCTCCATACGGAGAGAAACTTCCCGAGGATGGTCTGTTGCAGTACGTAGCAGTTGAAACCATAGCGGATGTGATAGCCTTGAGCGGACCCAAAGCTGTTGTAGTTCTGCGGGACGACCAAACTAGGTTACTCTCTTGCGTCAGTGAATATCCTGACCTGTTCGGCTTCAAAGCGGTAGTTTTATCGGGCGTTCCTGGCGCTACATATTCAGGTGAGTTTGATTCCATTACGTGGCAGCTGCCGCGTGTTGCGTACCACTCTGTCATCAACGACCTTCTTGAGGTAGGACGTCGCACTGAACTGGCTGATAAAAAGGAGACTGACGACTCTATCTATAAGACCGAGATGAGTCGTATTACACGCAAATCTGGCGACGTCAAAGCTTTTGAAGCTTTTGATGTGCCGATGGAGGTCTTACACGGTTCGAAAGCTCTTAAACCAGAAGACGCGACTGGAGTAGCTGAAGATGATTGATCCCTCGCACACGTATATCAAGAAGTACGGCACGCTTAAAAGCATGTCGGGTCCTGACGGACTAAAGTACGTCTTTGGTAACGGTGTAGCCGCTCATAACAAACCATTGGTCACGAGGGCGCCAAAGATGGTTCTGCCTGGCATAGCGTCGTTCGATCCACGTTGTATGAATTTCCAGGCTAAGCTCTCTTTTGAGCTGAATGAAGCTTGTCCCGTTAATCTTAACGACGACTTGTTTGCGCCGAACGGAGTTCACACGAGTTTTGATCGGCTCCGCACGCTTGCGGGCTATATGATGAACCCTATGTCATATACAATGCTTGACAATAAGGATTACCGTACGTCGTTAGGTCTGAAAACTGGCTATACCGCCAGACAACGCACCATAGCTGAGAATGTGTGGACGTTAATTTTCTCTACCTATTCACCGGCGTCGGTAAAGATAACCAAGAAGTCAACCAGCGGTCAGAGGCGCAATACCTCGGACCACGTTTGGAAACACGATTTCGCTTTATTCGTGTACGAGAGCGATCATTTTGAACAGATACTTAGTGCTGTCGAGAAGAAAGATTGGCTGAAATTGGCCGACGTATTCGAGATTGTTTTCGCTATGTATATTCAAAAACGCGACCAGGTTGACACCCCGGGTAAGGAACGTCTAGTGTTTGATTTAGACTATGTCATCTCCGGTGGTAAATCAGGCGGCGAATTTAACGCTGACAAGAAGGTCGTCGTTGATGGCAAAGAGTGGTCTGATTTTAGCGCCACTAGAGCTCGGGTAGTGCACGCCGGACCTTGGGCGATTAACTGTCTGCTGTCTATCATTTCGAGCGGCACGATGCTTTCGTTATTCGAAAGATTTCCAAGCGTGTTTCACGTAAACACCGCTGAAGAGATAGAAAGCGTCGTCAACGGCAATTACGTGTGGGCGGGTGACGTAAAGGAGTACGACCGTTCTATGGACAAAGAAGCGATCTCAGTAGCACACGAGATGGCTAAGAAGTTCTGGGACCCCAGGTTCGTGTCTATTTCTGAAATGTTATACTTCTCACCTTACTACGCTAGACCGCTAGATATGAACGGCACGCGCGGTACGTGGGTCGGCGACCCACGCGATCTTGATGCACAGGTTATGGCTGGAAACAGATCAGGCCATGCGTGGACATCGCTGATGGCGAAGGGTAACAAGGTTATCGAAACGTTGTTTATTTTTGACGCTATGGGACTGGAAGTTCTTGGTAACGAAAGGCTCTACCTCGAAGGTAAAGGTTCGATCGGCATCGTTAACAACGGTGACGACGAAATCATTTATACCAAAAACCCCGGCATTCTCGATTTATTCAAGGCGAAACGAGCTGATCTAAACGCTGGGCATTACGTAGTAACGCGTGAAGAGGGCGCGGTATTTTCGGGCAATTTGTTAATACCTGATAAATACGATGCTTTGAAATACCAAGCTACTCCAAGGTTACACACGGGTTTTGAAAAGATATACGTGCCCGAGCGCAGCATTGGAGGCAATTTCAGACCTTTCTGGTACATAGGGGTCCTCGAACGCATCAACAACAGAGCTAGACACCCTCTTGGTGAATTAGCTTGGGAAGTGCACGACAGGTTATTTCACGATATGTTAGCGCCACATTTTGGTACACTACATAGCATGATTGTCGACGCTGAACAGAAAGCTCCTTTTTCTTATGGAGCTCTCACTGTTGCAGATCGTGAAGTGCT